CGCCTGCTACAACGCCTCCTTCTCCTTCGTCAACAATTTGAGCTGTGACTGTTGGTGGGTCTGAACCGTATGTATGCGCGCTGTAGTTACCAAAAATGAAACCACTTCCTGCAAATTCTCCTTTATCGGCTGTTGTAGCAAACGTTACGCTTTGAACGACGCCATTGCTAACATTTATAGTAGGATTTGGATCTTGATAAATTTCTAAATTTGAATTAAAATTTAATGTAACATTATTAGAATAATTTGAGCCACCATCTGTTATATTTACGCTGTCTATTCGCCATCTATAATATGTAGCTCCCCTATGGCTCAAAGGGCCAGTGCCATAATCAAATCTTGAGAGCGAAACCTCAGCGGTTGCAATCTCTTTTTCTCCTATAACAGCACCAGCTCTAAAAATTTCATTAGGCCCAAATATATTTTTATTATATTCTATACTTGTAACACTTTCGTTACTAAGAGGTTGTTGATTTTCTTCTCCTAAATTGTAATCTATTCTAAAATTATTAAAGTTAAATGTTTCTGGTTGATTTTGTTGAACAGTTATATTTAATGATTTGCCAGTAACGTTAGCATCTGGTGCCCCTAAATTTGGGTTTTCTACGTGCAGATAAACAATTTCACTACTGGGTGGGTTAACTGGCGCATCTGGTTCTACATATCCAAAAACATCCCAACCGTTATCTATTCCCGATTGTACTGCAGCAGCTGCTTGTGGGTTATTTGCTAAATCTTCATTTTTGCTTCTTATTCTTACAAGGAGTTTTCCAGTGTCTAGGTTTCCCGCAGTATTTTTTGGAGGCGAATCGCCCACCCAGACTGGCCACAAAAAAGACCCTTCTACATCTTCAGTTTCTGATTCTTTTAATTGAAACCCTATAGTCTCTGTGTTTTCTGCTCCTGTGACAAAAGGATATTTCATGTCCTCTTGATATCTTGTGCCACAATTTGTAGTTTCGTTAGTAACTGTTCTTAAAGTTATAGATTCATTTATTTGTTTTGTTGATAAATCAAAGCCAGTTATTTTAGGAAATACAAATTTTAATGCATTAGGATCTCCTACATTAATAGGAGTTCCGTCTAAGGAGAAATCTATTTTTGCATCGCCGCCCAAAGAAACATCTGTGGTAAAAGGGTAATCGTAATTTACACCACCAACATTAAGTGTAGTGCCCGTACTTAAAAAATCTGTTGCCGCAAAAGTCATATATGCTATGCGTGGGTCTTTTGCTTGTTCTTCACCTCCTAATGTTTTTTCTAAAACCGTAAAATCCCTAATTCCTATAAAGTCTCCAGTCTGAGTTAATCCAGTAAAATCGTCTCCTTTCTTCAAATTAAATCTCATTTTTCTGAAACTTCGATTCCCGCTGTTCGTAAATTCAAAATCAAAATCTCTCCAATTGTCGTCTTTAAATGGGCCCACTGTTGCTATGTTCTGGCCTTCTATACCTTGTGATTGATCTCCTAATAAATAAAAATTAAAACTATCAACTTTAACATTGCTTGATGGGAAATGAAGTGATCCAGTAATTCTGTAAGTTTTATTGGGTTTATACCATCTTTGAGTATTACCACTAACTCCTGGTAGCGACCCTTCTTGTAAAAATGCTCTTGTTATAGAAGAAACAAAAGGAGAAGGGTTAACATCATTTACGGTTACAGAATAAGTTGAACCAGCTACCTGCGATTCTGGAGAATAAATACCTTGTATAGTTACATTACCTTGGGAGCTACCGACGCCAGCGCCATCAACTCTTCCTTCATTAGTAACCGTATAATTGTTTGTTAAGGCTCCACCCTCTCCAACCTCAAATGTTATAGTTGGCAAACTGCCTGCTGTCATATCGGCCGAATCAGCAGGAGGAGTGTATGCCGTAAGACCATCTAAAACTAAGGTTGGCGTTCCAAAATAAACTCCTCTTCTTACAAAAGAGACTGGATTAGAACTATCTAATTTCCAAGATCTAGTTTTAAGTACACTGCCTCCTCTCCTCTGGACAGCCACGTCGGTAGAATATATTACCCAATTTAATTGAATTACAGCTGCTTGAGATTCTGGTACTACTTCTGGTTCATCCATAACAACCAACTTTTCGCTAAATAGTCTATTCTCCTCGCCCAAGTTAGCTACTAACTTTGGTTGATCATTAGGTCCGCTGGCGCCTGGAGTGGTTTGGTTAGTATAAGGTGTAACTGTCTGAGTGTTAGCGTCATATGACGCCTCGCTTTTTTCTACATAGATTCTTCTTGAAGTCCATGTGTTATATGTTACGATTCCATCATCTATTGATCTTGACTCAGTCGAAGTGCCACTTCGATAGTCGAAATTTTTTGGAGTTTTGTTGGCTTTCCCAGCCAAACGAGTGTGGCTATGATGATCTACTTCACCAGCAAGAGTCTCTGCTGATGTTTTTGGTAATAATTGAACATAAGATTCATGAAACCTTACAGGCTTCCAATAGTCTAATCCTATTGAATTTATAGCACTTGCTACAGTATCTATAATCGGTTCTTTTAAACCCTCTGGCTCTGCTTGTGCGGCTAATGAATATGTATATTTTCCAGGCTTTCCGTTTGAAAATCTATCATCGTAATGTCCAGTTAATCTTACTGCCGTTGCGCAAAATCTTTGATGGTTTGTATAGTTTCCACCATTCGTGCTTGTAGGATTTGCTATAAACTTAAAAAAAGCTCTATTACAAAATGATCTGTCCAAAAATCCCCTTTCAGTTATAGAGCATCCAAAGTCATAACTACCTTGATATAAAACTGGTTGATCTTCACTAAATACATAAGCATTTGGTATGCTATAATCAGTTTTATTAACTACAGAATTTGGGTGATAAATTTTTCTATATGAATATGGCACTTTTCTAAATCCAGCACCAGCATATCTATATAACATTTCATTTGGAGCTATTTCCATTTGAGCTGTATCGGTTGCACCACCTGCTCCTTTTGCTCCAGGGCCCCATCTCATTATGGTATTTTTCAGACCTTGTCTTGTGCAATTTAAAATATCATTTATGTCTTGTAATGGATTTACAACACCCCCTCTGAAAGTATTAACAGTACTGTTGTAATCTCCATTAGTGTCTGACCTACCTTGAATCCAACTATGATTTACTATGGGTTCTTTATGTACAAATCTAGAATTTAAATAATCTACATAATTATTTAATTCGCCACTAACAAAAGGTTTATAATTAAATTCTACGCCACTTAATTTTTGAATAATTAAAGGTTGACTTTGTTTTTTTAATGAGGCTGTTTCAGCTACAACTGTTCCATCTAAAAATGTAGCCTCTAATGGCGAACAGGAAGCACCATTATTATCAACAAATCCTTCAATTGGGCCTTCTGAGACAAAATCTGATGCCGTTAAGTCGGCACTTGATAGCAATAAGTCATTAGCAAGTGGAGGCATTAATCTAGCAAATCCACTACTTAGTCTATCAGCATTAGCTTGATTTACATTAGTTCCACCACCCTCTGGACCGTCTTCACTACCAAAAATAGAGTTTTCGTAAACCTTTTTGTATTTTTCTAATAAATACTCTTTCATCGCTAAGTTCTATATAATTCAGATATAGAGCTTCCGAAAGATTTTTGTATTTTTAATAATGCATTTGTGTTATTTGCTGAAAATCTTCTTTGAAGCTGTGTATCTTCATGCAGTTCAAAATTTGTAACAGATGTACCAACAACATAAGACCCAACTCTTAATTGTCCATAAACAATAGGTATAGCTCTGCCTTGAACTGCTGTGTTACTTGGATTTTGGAATAAAAAAGATGAGTTTCTAATAGAAGCTCTTATGCTCGCTTCGTTAGGTTCGTTTTCTGGAATAGGTGTTAATAGATACATAATTCCAGCTATAATTAAACCAACTCCTAAAGCTATAAAAAATGCAGAGACGGCAACACTTGTTGCACTTATACCTATACCCACAGCTACAATACCTAACACTACAGCAAGAGCGCCTCCACCATGCCCCATTAAACAAGGAACTATGTCGACTTGATTTATATTTTTTTCTTTTTGATTTAATTCAAATGCATTTTTTGATTTCCCGTTGACGATTATTTCATAATGACCACCTTTTTTTGATGCATTAATAATTGAATCTCTAAATCCTGGCAGAATGCATTCTATTGCTTTAACCACATCGGAAGGTTTATTAATATTACTAAATTCAAAAGAATCTCCATAATCTTTTGATAATTTACCGTGTAATTTTATTTTTGTCATCATTAGTAAGAGCTCCCTCCTCCGCCACCGACACCGCCAGCGCCAGCTGAACTTGAAATACTACCACCAGCAGTGGTCTTGCCAACTGTTTCATTCCTGTTTGTTGCTTTAATTTGTGTTTCTATTGTGTTAGATCCGACTCTTAACTCTCCGTATCCTATGGGCGCATTAAGATATTGTTGAGTAAAATTAGATTTAGATGCAAACCAAAAAGAATTACCCCCTAACTGAGCAACCACTAATTTTGGTTCGTTTTCGGGTATGGGCGTCATTAAATATTGTATACCAGCCATAACTAAGCCAATAGCTAAATTAACAGCAAATGCTACAAGAAATGGGCCACTCCCACCAATATAGGGAACTATATCTATTTTTTTTATTTCTTTTTTTTCTAGTGCTTGATTAGCATTTTTTACTAAATCTCCGTCTACAATAAATTGGTAATAATTATTTATTGACGCCTCTTTTAAAAAAAAATTTTTAAATCCATCGTAATTAGCGTCTATAGCAAAAACAGCATCTATAGGAGTTCTTATATTTGCCATTTTATGAACAGCTTTAAATTTTTTAGAAACTAATCCATGTAATACTATTTCAGTCATGCTATTTCCTCCATTAGTTGTTCAAAATGTTCTTTTTTTGCGTCTGAATATTCTGGAGTATGAACACCAAATTTGTTGTTTTTAGTGCAATAAATTAAAAATGGATAACAAATAATATCAGCAGATTGAATATCAAATTGAGAGGCGTTTTCTGTTCCGTCATTATGAGAATGATAAATAGCCACAATATCATTATTGTTTTTAACATGGAGAAACTCTTTTGCTGGTATATAAAATTCATTCTTTTTATCTTCTGCTCGATTTTCGCACATGATTAAATCTAATTCTCCATCTTTATGAACGACAAAACCACAACGCTCTTGTGATGTATCTTTTTCGCACTCAAATTCTATTTTGCTTTTTATACTCATTAGTAAGAATATTTCTCCGTTCCTGGGAATCCTCCATAAGGAAGATCTTTATTGTTATTTATTCCTCCGAAATCTTCGTTTGCGTATCTTAATCTACAACCGAATAATTTTTTAGAGCATTCATCTTTTATCCATAAGTCTGGTTTTTTCTCTGGTGGTGCGCCACTAGCTGACGTATGGCCACTTTTACATATGTAATAAACTGGGTGTTGTTGATAGTAATTAGATGTAAGACCTTGCCCCTCACTTACTCTGTCACTAAATTTAAAAACATAATCACCTTGTACATATGCAACCCCAGTATCCCAAAGCCCTTTATCGTCTATACAAGCGTTAACAGTTGTTTTTTCGTCATGACTATTGGCTTTAGATCCATCGTTTGGAATTAGATCGCTATTTAACCTAAAAGTACTTCCTGCGCCAGTTACAAACGTTACATCATCTGATGC